CAATGGTTAGATGGGCCCAAACGTGTCACTGGCAATAGCAAAGCCGAAAAGTTTTTTGCTGAAATATATCCCCATGCCAAAAGTGATGAAATTAAATTAATGGCACAGTTAAATGATAAAAAAGATATCAAAGAACTGGCACGTGCACACGGGTGGGACGATAAACGTATAAAAGAATTTGTATGAAGTTATTGGTCAATGGCGACAGCTATTTGGCAAATAAAATCAATCAAGACTTTGCCACACGATTAAATTGTTCTGAATTGGTTAATTTAGCCTTGCCTGGCAACAGCAATCGTGCTATAATTAGAACTACTGTTAACTATTTAGAATCTAATCCTGTTGAATTTGTACTAATAGGACTAACATTTTTAGATAGATTTGAGTTATCGGTTGATGGCAGCAACTGGATTACTTGTGGAGTACAAGGTGTTATCAATCAAACAAGTCTTGCCAATATCGATATTGAACAACTCAATCAACACATACGAGAAAGATACAAGTTTGATTATCAATATCTAACCAGTGTAGAACAATTATTTTGTGATATCATTATGTTGTCGGGATACTTAACCAGCCGAAATATAAAGTTTTGTATTTTTAATTGGGTGCATAACTTTAAGGACTTTAATTTTCCATTAAAGCAAAGTGTAAACAACATTAAAAATATTGTGTCCTTGGACGAGTTTTCCGCAAATCAATTTTTACACGATAATGGAGTTGCACCAGTGGCTCCAGATAAAGATTTGCCGGCGGTTATACGTCATCATCAACATGAATATTACTACTTACTAGAAAATTACTTGTACGATTATTGTGTCCGAAACCAACTTATATAATTGCCGTTACTGTGAAAAGCCTTTTAGAAAAGAAACGACCCTATTGGCGCACCTCTGCGAGGCCAAGCGTCGCTATATGCAACGAGATGAAACAGGTGTACAATGGGGCCTTAAAGCGTATCTTAGATTCTATGAATATTCACAGGGCAGTGCTAAACTCAAGTCCTACGAGGATTTTGCTAAGAGCCCTTATTATAATGCCTTTGTTAAATTTGGTAGGCATTGTGTCAATATCCGTTGCATTCATTTTGTTAGTTTTACGGATTTTTTATTAAAGAATAATAAGAAGTTAGATAATTGGTGTAGTGATCGGCTATATACTGAGTGGCTTCCTGAATACCTAAAACGCGAAGCCACACAGGATGCACTAGAACGTGCCTTGAAGGAAATGGCAGAATATGCAGAAACACACCCAGAACTTAAAAATGGCTTTAGCGATTACTTTAGATACGGTAATGCAAATCGTATTGTTTACCATATTAGTACTGGGCGGATCAGTCCTTGGGTTGTATTTAATTGCGACAGTGGCATTGGATTTCTTGAAGGACTCAATGCGGATCAAGCCGCGATTGTGATGCCCTGGATCGATCCCGACTTTTGGCAAAAGAAGTTTCGCGACTACCTAGCCGACACCGAATGGGTCAAAGATATATTGAGCAAAGCCGGACTATGAAATTTAAAAGCGATATTGATATTGATTTTGGCGATAGAGAAAGTGCCTTAAAGTTACTGAAGCATAATCCTGCGGGCATTGTTCGAGATGGTAAACTGGTCAAGCACAATACCGGTGTTTATGTAACCGATATTCCCACAGATCCCTTTACCGGTATTGCAACTCTAGATCACAAAGTTGCAGAAGAGTTTGGGTATAACAAACTAGATTTTTTAAATGTATCTTTATATACACAGATAAAGAACGAAGAACATTTGGTAGCATTGATGCAACAAGAACCTATATGGGATTTGTTACAAGATCCAGACTTTTGCAGCTTGCTGATACACATTGGCGCACATCATGATTTACTATTAAAATGTCCAGAACCGGTTAACAGTATTCCTCGTATGGCTATGTTTTTGGCCTTGATACGTCCGGGCAAGCGACATTTGGTGGGAAGAACTTGGCGCGAAATTGCAGAAACTGTGTGGGATACCACCGAAGAAGGCTACAGTTTCAAGAAAGCACACGGGGTAGCTTACGCACATCTTGTGGCAGTACACATGAACCTGATCTGCGAGCAAATCAGTTCGGGATACAATTAACTGACTTTTCTTACTAGGGTTATTGAACGACGTTTGCTACGTTTCATGGCCATTTCTTTAAGGCTAACTTGAGGGCCTACTTTAATCTCAACGTCTTTTGAGTTCATTGTTTTAACACAAAACTTGAAGTCGGCCCATTCTTTTTTCAAAAATACATTGATGGGTATGATTCTATTGCTTTCCCACCACCAAACATCACCCAGTTGCAAGAACAATATCTTTTGTTCGGGAGTACGCAGGACAGCATAATCGTATATGGTGGTTATTTGCTCGTCGGCGTTTTGTATGATTCCAATGTATTCGTTACCACCGTAGGTAAGAAGTGTTAGGTACGGATACTGTTCTAGTAGTTGTTTGATTTCTTCCACAATTCTCGCTAAATATGTTAAAGACAATAAAATGATCACTGTCAAAGCGTATTTATATCCAAATTGTGCCGAGGTTCAAGTTTTTGACCCCACGATCTTCACTACAAGGAATCGAGTTGTGTATAGCCGTCCCATTAAAGTCTATCAAGGCATAGACAATCCCATACAAGTTATAGTTAAAAATCAGGATCAAAAGCCTGTGGATCTAACCGGCAGCAGTGTGACCGCAAGTATACAAGATCCCACAAATCAAGTCACAGTAAAGAGTTATGTTGTTACTTGGGCCAACATACAATTGGGACAGGGCACATTTACTTTTGATGCCAATACCATAAACAGTTTGGAAAATCGTTTTTACAAATTGGCTTTTAGCACCACAGTTACCAGTACTGATACCACAAGCCCTGTTTACATAGATGACAACTACGGAGTGCCTTTAGATTTAGAAGTGTTGCCTGCTTATTACGGAACTAGTTATACCCCACCAAGTTCGGGTACCACTTACTCATTAGACGGTGGAACAATTTAATGAGTAACTTAATTAATATATCAACCATATTGATCAAGCGTGGCAATACTGCCGCGGCTTCGGCCTACGTGGGCCCACTGGGCGAACTATTGGTAGATACCGGACTACAAACTCTACGCTTACAAGACGGCTCAACTCCGGGTGGTATGAGCACTTTGGTTAACTCGCAACAATTATCAAACGTTATCGTTGCTATCGAAGGTATTCAAAGTAATACTGCCAATATTAGTGCATTGGTTGCAAACATACACGGAGCAAATATCAGCGGACTTACCAGCAATGTCGCTGCACTACAACATCAACTCAGTGCCAATGGTACTGCTACAATTGGCGGGCTAACAGTCGGTAATATTCGTTTTGAAAGCAATAGTTATATTTGGTCAGCTGAAGATGGCCAGATACAATTTAGTGCCAATGGTTATAATGATCAAACTGGAATTTTTCTAAACGATCAAGATGTTGCGGTGATGTATGCCAATACTTCTGTTCTGTTGTACACCAATCAGGGCGGTTCGGGTTCTCCCTACTGGACCTTTGACCAATACGGTAATCTAACATTACCCGGAAACGTTATATTCGCTGACACCACAGTTCAAAGTACTGCTTACCAAGGACCTGCAGGGCAAACCAGTTTTGCCACAGTGGCCAATGTAACTACTGCCAACGTGGCACTCAAAGGTTATATAGACAACAAGATCAGCCTGTTGGCCAATGCTCCTGCTATCTTGGACACCTTGGGACAGATTGCCACTGCCATACAAACCGACGAAGCCAACATCGGCACACTATTAACTAACCTTACCACCACAAATGCCAACGTAGCCGGGGCCAATGCCGCAATCGTTACAGCCAATACTGCCATGAAGGGCTATGTCGACGCTGTGACTACTGCATGGACTGCCAACGCAGTGACACAATTGAATCAAATCTCGGCGGCCAATACTGCTATTGCCACGTTGCAGAGCAACGTTGGTTCGTATTACACCTGGGCCAATGCCAATGTCACAGGCCTGTACACCAGCATACTGGGTGCCAATGCCAATGTCGGAGTCCAACAGACTGCTATCAACAACATAAATGCCAACATAACTACGGCTAATGCCACTATTGCATCATTACAATCCAATATTGGTAGTTATTACGTTTGGGCCAACGCTAATGTAAGTGGATTATATAATAGCATTCTTGGTGCTAATAGTTCTATAGCAACTGTAACGGCCAACATTGGAAGTTTCTATACCTGGGCCAATCTAAATTATGGCACCAGTAGTTATGCCAATGCCAACGTAACCGCTTACCTTGTAGCTAATCCGCAAGCTGGCACTTATAGCAATACCAACGTCGCATCATATCTAGCAGGCAACGTCACAATTGGCAACGTTACTAGCACATACTACACTGGTAACGGTAGCAAATTAACCAATGTCACTGCTCAATACCTAGGCGCATCACAGGTCACTGGCGGATACAATAGTGGTACTAACGCTGGTTATATCACTCTGTCTGCAGCTGGACTAATACAATCTGGATCGTATGCACTAACATTGGCTACACCCAGCAGTTATCCTGGATCAAACAACATCAACATTAGCCCAGGCACAGGTGATAATGTTGTATTACAAGGCAACATTGTGGCTGCTGGTAATATTTTTTATGGTAGTAGTTTTGCTGCTACCGCTAACGTTACAGCACCAAACTTCCTATACTCCAATGGCGTAAGTATTTTAACCGGTATTGGTGGAACATATAGTAATAGTAATGTAGCCTCTTACCTATTAGGCAACATCACAACGGGTAATGTTGGGTTGTCAATTGGCAGTTGGCTGGATTTTAGAACTACTGATCAAAACTGGAGAATAGGTTACGGTCTTGGAGCTTATACAAAAACCACAGCACAGGCCACAGTAGATGTGGTAGTTGGTCAAGGACAAGCCGGCCCAGATGGATTTACAGTAGGCCAGACTGGTGGTGCAAGCATATTCGAACTGGTTGGTTACACTCGTAACGCTTGGTTTGCCAACAACGTAACCACAGTTGGCAACGTTACCAGCGGCAACGTATTGGCCACCGGCTTCTTCTATGCCAATGGCACACCATTTACCAGTAGCAGTTATGGTAACGCACAGGTGGCTGCCTATTTGTTGGCAAATCCACCGGCAGGCACATATTCAAATACCAATGTTGGCGCATACTTAACTACTGCTACAATCACAACTACAGGTAATATCACTGCTGGTAACTTGATCACAAGTGGAACTTACACAGTGGCCAACATCACAACCACTGGCGCATATGGTAATATCACTGGTGCTAATGTAATCAACGCAAATACAATCAGTGCTTCAAACTTTGTCTATAGTGCAAACGGTCAAAGTATTCTGTCAGGTATTGGTGGTACATATAGCAACACCAACGTAGCCGCTTATTTGACTACACAGACATTCTATAGTAACAGCAATGTGGCTAGTTATTTGATAGCTAACCCACCGGCTGGAACTTACAGTAACACCAACGTAGCAAGTTACATTTCTGCAACCACATTCTCGGCAATTAGTTCTTCAGTACTTAACAGTGTCGGGCAAATTAACGGAACATTGGTATATGTTCAGACCAACGGATCACATAACTTCTTATTTGACAGTAGTGGTAACTTGATATTGCCAATTGGCGGTGCTATTAATTATGCCAACGGTCAAAGTATCCTAACTGGTATTAGTGCTAGTGGCACGATCTATAGCAACACCAACGTGGCTGCTTATTTGACTACACAGACATTCTACAGTAATAGTAACGTGGCAGCATATTTGGTAGCTAACCCCCAAGGTGGTGTATATAGTAACGCCAATGTAATTGCTAATTTACAAAACTTAACGACCAATGTAGTTACAACGGCCAACGTTCAAGCCAATTATTTTATTGGTAATGGCAGTGCATTATCTGGGCTAACTTATAACAACATTGGTAACATCTACGGGTCAAGCAGTAACGTAACCTTACAAGCCGGCAGTTACTCATGGACATTTGACACGACTGGTAACTTGACTATACCAACCACATCAAACATTGTGTATGCTAACGGAACAGTATTTACTAGTGGCACAGGTTCCGGTGGTGCTGGCACAATTTACAGCAACGCCAATGTGGCGGCAATGTTAAGCGCCAACACCGCAGTATTTGTTGGTAATACAGGTGTTATTGGCAACGTAGCCACAGGCAATATACAGGCCAACGCAACTGCTATATTCCTAGGTGCCAATACAGTTATTAGTAACTATGGTAGCCCCACATTTGGCTACGCATCACACATAGGCAACAACGTTTACTTTGATGCTAACGGTGTACAACGCTATCGCAACACACAAACTGGTGCATCAGATTTGATAGTTGGTCCCGGCACGCTATATTGGTATGCCACCGGTGGTGCGGTAACTGCCAACACCGCTACAGGATATACTGGTGCTTCCGGTGCATACATGGCCATAAGCACAAGTGGTA